GGCTCGTCAGCCCACGTTATTCTAAATTGAAATGTGGTTATCATACCGCGATCGCCGACGGGACGGCAACAATCTCGAAATTCCGCACTTCCACCCAGGCGCAACTGCCATCCTCCGGCTGCCCGCGCGTCGCGCCTAGATAGCGCCCAAAGAGGGCGGTGAATTCCGTCATGTCAGCGTCGTTGGTCGCTGCCAGAATGGCATCTGCCGTGCCGTCAGCGGGCGTGGCAAGTGCCCGGCCTTCGGTGGTGATGTCCGCACAGGTTTCGTCCAAAGAATACGCTCCACGCATCATGGCGAGCATCTGCCGGCCAACCCGCTGATCCATTGCCACTCGGTTCAACTGCGGGTTGGGTTCGTCCGGTTGGACAACCGCCCCGAACTTGTTCTGAATCCGCACGGTCCATTTCTCGTTGCCGCTGGGTTCGGTATCGGTGGCGGTGGACTGAACCGCCAGGATGTCGGTAATCCCGGTCGCTAATCCGGTGCGGTCGCCGGATTCGTTGGAAACGTGGCAGTCCGCCGCCGTAGCGTCGCCGCGAGCGATGAACATGGCGCGGATGGCGCGTTCAAGCTGGGAACCACTGTTGGGAATAAAGTCTGCTGGCATCCAGAAATGGGCAAAAGTCAAACCCCCAGCGTGAAACCGCAGGCGGACAGCGCCGGGCCGCGCTCCAGCCAGCCGTTCTTTGCCGCCAGTTCCAGTTTGGATAAGAATTCCTGGTCAATGGCGGATTGGAGCACCGGACCAAGATGCTTGTGCATGGCTTCGTTGCGATCATCTGCAAGCGGCTGAAACGCGCCGTCCATTCCGATGTTCAACTCGATTGTGCAGGAACAGGCATAGACGCCCGGCATGGCGGGCGAAACCGACCCCATGAATTCTTTGGTTTTCATGCCGAGCTTCCCGAAGCCTCCCCGGTATTTTGATGGAACGTGGGGAATCAATTTTTGAACGATTGCGCCCCACGCCTGCTTGAAGAACGTCCCGGTTGAGTGGCGGCGTTTCACCATCCGGCTGATACGGTCGTTCATAATCTGCCGGAACTGCGACCGCTTGGCGCCCTTGAACGGGTGACCGCCTGCAATGGCATATCTCCCGCCGTGAAAATTCAAATTGAGGTTTGATTCGGGGTTTGCCCTTGCCCCAACAATCAAGACCGAAAACGGAACACCTGCGACAACGCTACGACCTCCAAGCAGCCCGCGATAGTTTCGGTTCTTTGCGCTTCGGGTTGAGAGTGGCTGTCCACGCTTCCCGATGCGAGGAACCATTTCCACGCTGAGTTCCGAATCAATCCTGCCGGTGGGAGTTGTTGGAGAATTCCTCTGCGCCGCCACGGTGATAAACAACGCCGTGCGATTCAGTGATTCCGATGGGACAGTTTTGGAATACTGATCGAAGATGGCCTGCGCCTTCATCAAGTTGCTGGTGTCAATGGTGCAGGTTGCTATCACACAAATGGCGGATAATCAAAAGCCGCCGGCAGGAGAAACCACTAACCTGCCGGCGGCGGAGCGTTCCCCGCTAAGCCGAAAAGTCCCTGTCAAGCGCCGCGAAAATGTAAGTCTCTCCGCTGGCGTCCAGCCCGCCAGCGTCCAGCTTGAGCGGAATGAAAGCAGTCGCCCCTGGCGTCATCAACCCGATGAAAACGCCCTTGGCGGGAACAAAGGTGTTGGTCGGCGGACCGCCCGACTGTGCCGCCTCCAAAACCCGTTTTCTGAATGTCAGCGAATCCACCATGTTGCGGATGGACTTGCCACCTTCAACCAGCACGAAATCTTTCAACAGACTGCCGACCGCGCACGGGATTTCCACGCCGAAGATTTGCAACCGAGCCTCGAACAAATCCTCGTGAGTTTTTTGCCCCGCGGTGGTGACGATGTTCAAAAACGAATTCATGGCTTTTCCTTTTTGACCGGGCCTTGTGCGAGCAATTCCGCCTGCTGTGATTTCAGGGGATAGATTGCCTGCCCTACATGCTTTAGCACGATATGCAGGTCCGCCCAGACCTTGTAACCCAAGTCCATCGCCCGCTGGCAAAAATACCAGTCCTCGCTGAGATACCGGCGAGAACCATCCGGGTATTGATACGTCCCGACCGGCCAGAAATCGTATTGGTTCGCCTCGCGGGCATGGTCGGGAACGTAGTGGATTGCGGAGCCGTGAGCGAAAGCCATCTTCTCGAAAACCTCGCGGGCCACGCGCAGGAATCCCGTGCCGATGTAGCGGACTTCTTGCAACCCGTTCGGCTGCGGCTTGGTTGGCTTCGTCATCCCGTTGCACACCCAATTCAACGGGCCTTCCTGCTTCTTCGGGTAGAACCCTCCCACAATCGGTTCGGGATGCGACATGATCCGCGCAACGTGGTCACCGCTGAAAATCAGGTCGGTGTCAATAAACAGCATGTGAGTGCAATCGCTGTCCAGAAACTCTGCGGTGAGCGAATTTCTTGCTCTGGACACGAGGCTGTCTCCGGGGTTGAACCGCACCATCAAGTTGCACGGCAGGTCTGCCAGAATCTTGATTAGGCTCTGCGCGAAACTGGTGTCGAGCGAGCCGTAAACCGGCAATGCCAGAAAGAGCTTTGTGGGTTGCTTGGCTCGCACTGGAATGACTTCGCCTTTGACGTTGACGATGCGGAAGCTTGGCGAGTCCTCGGCGGCATAGACTTCCGCTTTCAACCCGAACTCGCGGCAAAAATCCTCCACCGCCTTGACGACGCCCGCAAAGCTCGGCTGGTCATAGTCATGCCCGGCGATGACCCCGCCTGGCTTAACCGCCTTGCGCGCGGCGAGGAGTTCCATGCGGACGTTGAAATACCCGTGGTCGCTGTCGAGATAAACCCAATCGAGCGAATCTTTCGGCTGGTTGTGCAACCACACCCAACCCAACTCAGAAACAATTTCGATGGGCTTGCCCTTGAATTTGTGCCCCAGTTTTTCGGGCATCTTTTCCATGTCCACCGTAATCCGCTTGCCGGCTTTGTCGCTGCTCACCGCGATGTTGTTAAAGCGGTCAACGAGAAACAGCTTGGACGGTTTCGCCCGCTTCAAAAGCTCCTTGCTGAACCCGCCCTCGAACACGCCAATCTCGGCGCCGATTCCGCCGTGCGGAAAATCATTCGCCAAATCCCATCGGCAAATCTCTGGCCGCATCGTCACCGGAGACTTCTCCACCGTCGGCGCATCGGCGAACTCTGATTGCAGTGCAATCAGTTTGTCCGCGCTGATGACCTCTCCGGCGGGATGAAAGTTTATCTCGCCGTTGGATTTCGTCTTGGATAGCGCGAGGTAATTGAAGTCGCGCGGCAGCCGGGCAACGGAAACACTCAGGGCAAGCAAGGCTTCATTGAGCGCGGTTTGCTCCTGCCAACTGCCGCACTTGGGATGCTTCGTTTTGACGTAATCCCACACGGGAGCGTGCTGGCGCGAGAACATGAGCAACCCGGTGTTCACGTACCAATCCGGGAATGGAAGGTTGAATGACGCGCACTCGTCCCGCACGGTTTCGCAGTTGCGATCCGGCACGGCGCAGAACGCCCCCCGCATTTGTCGGAAGATGGCTTGAGGATCCCAGTCCCGGCGCGGAATCAGGTCGGCGTCGAACACCAGAAACTCGTTTTCATCTGGGAACAAGTCGAGCAGATACGCCTTGATCCAGGCAGGGTGAATGACCTTTGGAAGCTTCTCCTTGGGGACGGTAGTTCCGATGTCGTCCACTACCACGCATCGCAGGCCGGTGCGCTTGCCCATTGCTTCGGCGGCGGATTGGGCGGCCTCCCGCCAGCCGCGGCCAACTCCAATCGTGACGCCAATCATAGGGTGGTTTTACATGCGCGCATATTTCAAGATGCCCCGGCCCGAGCCGAAATGCTTCGAGTCCACCAGTTGCATTTTGCCATACATGCAGTTTTCAACGAGGATGCGGTTTTTATCGCGGTGCCATTCAAGCACCAGCAGGAGCGGCACGAACGGCAACCTTTCCAAGATGTAACTCTCCGCGCCCTCGGCGTCAATCTTTATGATGCTGGCTTCCGGCAGGAAATCAGGTTCGATCACCTCAATGGGAATGGATTCTTCCTCTTGCTCCTCCATGTTGTACTGACTGCAACAAAGCAGAGATTTCCTTCCCTGAAACAGCCTGTTCAAGCCCGCGTCGCCGACACCTTGATTGTGGCAGATGATGCGCGGAGCGCAGTTCTTTTCGAGGTATTTGAACGTGGTCGGATTCGGCTCGTAAGCGTGAATGACGGCGTTTGGAAACATGTCCAAGCTGCGGATGGAATACGCCCCACAGTTCGCGCCGATGTCGAGGATCACCGGGTTGCCGGTGATTTCCTGAATGGCAAACTCGTAATCAGGCCCAAAGGAATCCGCCACACCGTGCAGACAGGAAACCGGGCATGTGAAGTCGCGGCTCATTCATCAAGGCCAAGCGGTCGTTGTCACGGTCGGAATGGATTTCAGAAAGCTGCCAGCCGCCGCAATGTTTGTGGCGATAAATACCGGGCCGGTATTCGTCCAGTTGATGAGAACCCAATTAGTGCGGGCGGCGCTGCTTGGTGGAATGGCGTTGGTTGGAATGTTGTCCAGTGCCGGAAGTTCAAGCGAGTTGACGTTCACCGGAACTCCAAAAGCAATTCCCGCGCTTGATACCGAAAACACGCTGTCCAGAACAGAGCCTCCACCGTCCGCCTTTCGTCGTAAATTAAAGGTGCTGCCACCATTGTAGAAGTCGAAGTATTTGTATCCAGCGCCGCCGCCGGTCGCATTCATTTGCAGAAAAGTGCTTGCCGCTTCCAGGGTAAAATCGCCGGCCAGATTGGTGATGGCGCGAGAATCGTTGGTTGTCACCCACATTCCCAACGGAAGCGTTCCGAGGACTAGGTTGGACACGCCAACCTTGTTTGTGAGAGTCGCGCTGGTGACATACGTTGCCGCTCCTGCCGACAACGCCGGCGTCACCGTTCCATCCGCCGCCACAGAGAACACGTTCGATCCGCCCTTGACGCACTCAATGAATGGCGCGGTCTGACCGTCGCCTGCCCGAATCTTGATCTTGATTTCCCCGTTGTCGGAGTTCAGCAGGTAAATGTTGTTGGGCTGCGTCACCACAAAGCCAACACAGGTGATGGCCGCAACGCCAAGCGCGAACCAGAGAACGAATTTCTTCATGTCAGTTGCCTCCAAGATAAAGCACCGCAGTTGCCATTGTGTTGCTCGCGCCGGTTGTTCGCGCGCGGACGTAGCTCCAATGCCCCACCAGCGTAGTGTCATTGGTGATGTTCGCCACAACGACGTTGGTGTAAAACGTCACCCAATTCACGTTGTCCAGGCTGCGATCCAGAAACACGTTGAAGTTGGTATTGAATCCAACCGTGCAGGTCAGTTGGAATGTGTGATGGCTGGCAATTTCCACAAACGTCCCCGCGCTGGTCGCGTTAGCGGTGGTGGAAATCAGCGTGGCGTTGACGGTGCCGCTGGCTTGAGCGGGCGTGAAGTCGCTGGCGCGCGGCGAAATAACGACGACCAGGAACGCGAGTGCCGCAATCGCGGCGATGACTGATAATGTTTTCTTCATAAAATCAAACCGGCGAGCGGGTATGAATCCGCCCGCCGGCCATGAATCCACCAATCAACCCAACCTCAGAAAAGGAGTTCCAGTGTGAACGTGCTGTCGCTGCCGTCGCCACCATTGGCTTCGCCGAGCGCCACCGCCCGAACCCAGCGCCGACCGCTGGGCTGCAATACGACGTTCACGTTCGCCGCCGCGTGCGTGGTGTTGTTCTGATCCAGACTGCGGAGCACCGGGTTCGCCAGCAACGCGATGTTCGCGTAGTTGCTGGTCACGTCGTCAATGCTGTCTTGCAGGCGGATGTTGATGTTCTTGTTGTTCGCGCCCGTTCCGCCGAGGATGGATACGCGCACCGTAACGGTCGTCGGGTATGGCGTTGTTGCCTCCAGGTCAATGCCGTTGCTGTTGACGGTGTTGCCCGCGTTGGGAAGCGTTGCCGAGACGTATTTTGCGGCGTCCCGTTGGGTGCGAACTGGATATTGTGTTGCCATAAATTTTGTTCAGTGTTCTGCGTGTTTCGGTTTCGATTACGTTACGACCGCTTCAACATTGGTGATGCTGTCGGTGTAGATGATCGGGATGCCGTTGCTCTCGGTTGGCATCGCCGGGAAATTCAGCGGTTGCGCGTGCGTGATCGCCGTGCCAGTTGCCGCCGTCATAATCGGGGTGCGGGTGCTCTGGAGCGAGTAACCAGCCGCCGGGTTCATCAGAAGCTTGAGGCCGGGACCCCACTTGTTCGGGCCGCCAGTGTTCGCATTGGAAATAACTTCCGTCCGCATTTGGAGCGGAAGGTAGGAGAGCATTTGAGCAACCAGCACATCACTCAGCTTGGCAATCGTCGCCGTCGCCTGGATGTTGCAAATGCGGGCGACCGAGAGCGGATGATTCACCGCCCAACCCATCCAACCCTGGAGGTTGTTGACGTAAGCCGTGAGCGGCTTGCTGTTCGCGCCTAGCACCTGCTGCACGCGCCATTCCGGGAGCATCGTGAGGCCACTGTTGTTGCCGAAGATGAAGTGCGCGCCCCGGATGTTCTCCCAAATCAGATAGGCGGAGGTCTGCACGGTCGCGCTTGCGCCGCCCGCGCCGACGCAAACCGGCGTCGAGTTCTTCGCGGCATTTAGGCTCGCGGTAAGCGCGCCGATGCCCACGAAACCGTTGGCGTCTTTCGCCGTCCCGTAATAAAGCTGTGCGCCCACGGCGATGTAGGTCGCCATGACGACGCCCTGGGCTTCGTCCACGAGCAAATCACCGACGCTGGACTCAGGACCGTTGCCGCCGCCCTCGGCGTCCACCACGGCCTTGTCCGCCTGCATCTGCGCGTCAATGATGAAGCACTCCTTGAGGTCTTGGCGGTAGGTGCCCTTGACGGTATCCGAGCCGTCGTTGGCTTTGCGGAACGCCACAGTCGGGAGCGTCCGGTGGCACGTCTTGTATTGCGTGCCCACGATGGGGCGACCCATGATGGTTGAAAGTTCGGGCGCGAATGTGATGGTATCCTCAAGCAGGCCGACCGTTTGATCGTTCGCCTTGCGCTTGGAGATGTCGAGGAGACTGACGAGTGCGTTTGCCATAAATTTTGGTGCGTTTGGTTAGTTACCGGCGATTTTCAGGGTGGACAACATGCGCGCCCGGCCAGTGAGTTCTTTCTTGGCGGCGACGCCCGGAGCGACGACCGGGATTTCCAGCGGGAGCGCGCCCGTCTTGGCGATGGCGGCATTGACCGCCCCTCGATACGCCTTGAGCTTGTCTCCGGGCGGGATGCGCGTGGCGGCTTCGAGCTTGTCGGCTTCCGTCGCGTCGGCGGCGAGAGCGTCACCGTTCTCCGCCTTCAAATCGAGGCATCCGGCGGCGATGCAGAGCTTGGAAAGTTCGAGGTCACGGGCTTTCAACTCTTTGTCGTTGGCGGAAAACTGGTTCACCGCAGCCTGGAGGCGGTTGGTGAGATCGGCTTTCTCCCCGGTGAGCGATTGCACGCCGGCTTGCGAGGTGGCGAAGCGGGTTTCCAAATCAGCCTTCTCGCGGGTCAAAGTAGCGACCGACGTTTGCGCCACAGCGAGGTCCGTCGCCGACTTTTCGAGAGCCTTGGAAATGGCGTCGTTGCTGGAAAGGAGATTGGAACGCTCCTGCAAATCCGTGCCGGGAGGGTGGGCGGAACGCAGGGCGAGATATTTTTCAGAGACGGTGGCATCCGCAATCGGAATCACCTTGCCGTCGCGCATAGCGGTTTTGATACCAGCGGTTTCCAGATCGGGTTGAAGGGATGCTTCGGCGGATGTGATTTCCGCTTCCAATTTGCTGACGTTACCAAAAAATCTCATAGGTTCGTTTGTGTTGGCGACTGCGCCTGTCTGAAAACGGTTCCAAGTCAAATCACACGCGCATGGATCGCAAATAATCCGCCAGTTCTCCAATGTCACTCACGATGCCGTCAACGAAGCCGCGAGTCCCGGCTTCATCACCGCTGAAAAACTGTCCGCCCATGTCGGCGTCGGCAATTCCACCACGGCAGGCGCGAACGTGGTCTTGGAACGTCTTTGCCATTTGCATCACTCGCGCTTGCAGGAAAACTTGCTGCTCAAGCGTCATGGACGTTCCGGGGATGCCCGTGCCTTTGATGGGGCCACTCGAAAACACCTTGACCGAGATGCCGGCGACTGCCGCCGCCTGGCTCATGTCCAGAAAAGTGCAATACACGCCGATGTTTCCGAACGTCCCGCCGCACGTCCCGAAGATTCCATCCGTAGCGCACGCCGCGGCGTAGGCGGCAGAGCAGCACAGCCCGCGCGAGAACGCATAAATTGGCTTCTCCACCGCCATGATGCGGTTGCAAAGCTCGAAAGTGCCCGTCACCGTGCCTCCGGGTGAGTCGAAATTGAGGATGATCCCCTCCACTTGGTCGCTTTCTTCGGCTTCATCCAGTTCGGAGGACACGTCATCCATGTCAACGGCGCCCGCGCCCTTCTCAAACTCGCCCAAGCCAACTCCCATCGGCCCGCCAATCGGAATGATACAGATTCCGTCGCGCACTTCGGCTTCTTCCACGTCCAGTTCGCTGCCGCTGCGGGCTTTCCCGGTGCGCTTGTGCTTGAAATCTTCCTTGTCGAGTTCGGCGTGCTGCTGGAATAGCTCCAACAGCGCAAAGCGATAGGCGTTATCGCAAAGCAGCGGCTCGTTTTGCAGGGTTGTCAGGATTTGAGCGAGTTTCATAGGTCAGTTCATCACCGGCCAGCCGTTTTTTCGGCACCAGCGCAGGCAGTCTGCGCGGCTGCGGAATGTGTTCACGGTCAGCCCTGGAAATTCGTGAGCGTCGGCGTAGAGCGGGTCAACGAGGACCACGCCGGAGACGTAAAGGTGCGAGCGGATGATTTTCAGATGGCGGCGATACATGGCTATTTCGTTTGGGTTTTGGGTTTGGTCGGAACGGTCACGGTTGGCGTTTCGGCTGCCTCATCTTCCTCGCCTTCCTGCATGGCGTTGTCGGAAAAGCTGATGTTGTTGTCGTTGTTGTCGAACATGAGCGCGATTTCCTTCTCCGTGAACGCCTCGTGAGCGGTGGAAAGCTTTTCAGAGGCGGTCAGGATGCGTTCAATTTCGTGGTAGCGTTCCTCAAAGATTTCCTCTGATTGGTAGCCGTCCATTTCACAGATTATCCCGTGCGAGATGCAGCAACGCCCCAGCGCCGCCAGCCGCATCTTCATGTCGTTGCCTTCGTCCACGGTGAACCGGCCCGGAACGGTGAAAACGTAGTCGTAGGGATCGTAGAGGTTGTCGTTGGTCGGGATGTAGCCCGCCCGCATCGCAAACTCGGTGGCGCGATCAGCAATCCACCGGGCATCGCGCTCGATGCACTGCTGGTCCCACTGACAAATTGTGCCCGCCTGTAACCCAATCGCCCGGGTGCCCGCGCGCCCGGCGTCGGCGGCGTAAATCAAGCTGCGCGGCCAGAATTTGTGCAAAATGCTCGTCTCGACGCGGTTGATCCAGTTCTCCTCGTTCATGGAAGGCCGATCAAACTCCAAAGCGGTGAGCCGCTCCTTGTTGTTGGTCGCCAGTTCGATGATGCCCGGGAAGATTTCATGCACCGCCCGCTTGGTGGTGATGGTGTTGCCGCTGTCATCGGTGCCGGTTTCGTCGTAAATCGCCCGCCCAGAGTTGGCCGGGTTGCCGTCGGTGCTCTCGCGGGTGATCGCCATTGCGCTCGCCAGCTTGACCGCCATCGTCACTAGGTATTGAATATCGTCCAAACCCATGATCGGGATGATGGCTTCGGCCAGTTCGGGGATGCCACGGATCAAATCCACGTCCCGGCGAGCGGAAAAGTTGAAATGAAACTGCGCTTTGGGGATGTCGGCGTAGCTAGGCATCCCGTCAGCGGTGAAGCCCACCACGCGATAGCCCAAAACCAGCATGTTTTCGTCAACAATCACGCCGTCAATCAGGCGTTGCCCGTCAAACACGCTGTTGGAATCGTTGATGATGTAGATGCCCGGCCAGACGCTCCACGAACTCGATGTGGAGTAGAAATTCCACGTTTTCGGAAGCTCTTTGCACTCGTCCAAGCCGTTGCCGACGCTGACCACGCCGAACGATTGCCCGCTGCCAATCAGCCCGGTTGAAATGCGGTCAAATTTGATAATTCGGAACTTTCCGGTCGGATCAATCGTCTTGCCCGTTACAGAATCCTTGCGCGGTTGCCCGTCAAACACGATGCCGTAGTCGCCCTGCACCTTGCGCGTCCAGTTCAGTTGCCGGAGCGTGCTGCGCCAGTCATTCATCCGCCCGCGCGCGTTGCAATCGCGCGCGTAGAACTTGTTGAACCACTCGTCGCGCTGCTTGCCCCACGCCTTGTTCTTGCTGCGGCTCTTGACGTGCCACGAATCGCCTACGGAGAACTCGCCGGCCTGGGTAAGCGCGGTGTCAATGTTCGGCACGCCAGCGGCAATGACGCGGGAAACGTCAACCATCTCACGCCGCTGCCACGAGGACACGGCTTCGTAGGTCTTGGCGCGCGGGCGGGCGACCGGGCGGAAGTCAGCCCCGGCTTGCGACGGGGTGCGATACAGGGTGTTACTGGAAACAGCCCGCCCGTAGCGGTCAACGAGGATGGAGGCGTCGGCCATAAAGTCAGCGGGTATAAACGGCGCGGGTTATGCCGGGCCGCTGATTGGCGAGGCAGGCGGCTTGAACGGGGTCGTCAGCGTTGAAATCCGGCGAGTTGGCGATGGAACTCCACAGCCGTTGCAGCGTCAGGCTGTTGTCAATGTTGGGGTTGAACTGGGTTTCGAGGTCGCGCCCGGTGCGGACCTTGACGACCTGCCCCGTCATCACGGCTTGCTCTAAACCGCGCAAAAGCGCGAGTTTTTCCGCCTGCGTGAAGCTTAAAAAATAGTCATACGCCATTCAGATAACGGGAATAGTCAAAGTTTTAGCCGCAGATACGACACGTGAACCTTTTTTCCTGTTCTCAGAATCGAACAATGGTTGCAAGTTGGAGTAGTGGAAGCAGCGCCTTTGCTCCATCACTCTGCTCAAATCGAATTGCGAGCATGGAATCTTGTGGTCAATCACCCACCCTTTCAGCCCGTAGTTTTCCCAAGACATTCCATCACGGAACAGAGCCTCGAAGTGCTCCCGCAGCTTGGAAACAGAACAGCCAACAAGTTGCTCTGTTTTGATCCAACCCCTCGCCCGTGGCGTGCCAGACCGCTTTAACGCCATGCCGATTCTCGACCGCAATCGGTGAACAAGCCTCCGCTTTGGGGAATCATTCCATGCTCTTTTTGCATACGCTCTCGCTCTGGCTCTTGACCAATCAAGGGCCGCGATCTTTTCTTCAGGAGAATTTCGCAGCCAATCGTAACGGTGTTGAATGATTTCACCGAATGACTGCTTCACTTCTTCCACCCGGCTTTCGTTGAAAAAAATACGGTTTTTGGTTTTATGCTTAACCGTGGCGTCAGATTGTATTCTACCATCCACAACTAACCGCCAGAGACTTCCCGGATTTGCTCCAATGCGCCTTGCGGTTTCGCTCAAGCTAATCACGGTGTTGATTGCGCCGCGACTTCCGTTGGCGGGGTAAATTCCTGATGGCCGCTGATTCCCCACAGGCACAACACGCACATAAACATTCTGCCGCAGTCGAAATAGTGCGTGGGAGTGTTTTGCGTTGGCGCTTTCCAAATCTCCGTTGCCTCGCCGGTGCGATTGTTCACGAGATGAATCTTGGAGCACGAGTTGATCTGGTCCGTCCAACTCAACTTGCCGGTGTCTGTCTCCGGCAGGAACAAAGTCTCCGGCCCGTTGCCGTCGCGGTAGCGCGCGAACATATCGCCCATCTGCAACGCGCTGAAATAATACTTCTCCACGGAAACTCGATGCTGGTCAACGCGCACCTTCGGCCAGTTGTAAAACGGGTCGGACACGGGATAGCGGTTGCGGATGTTCTTGTCGTCCTTGTGCGAGAAATCTTTTTGCGGCGAACCCACCAACAAAGTCCAGCACGCCCAATCCTTGCCGCCGTTCCATGTAATCCAATGGCCGTGCTTGGCACACTCCTCGGTAAGTTCTTCCTCCATGTAGCCCGCGTCGAGAAATACGAACTGGTCAAGCACACCCCACTCTTTTTGGAGTTCCACAATCTTCTCGAAGCCACGAATCAGGCCGCGCCAAAGCTGCCGGCTCTTGCCCGTCTTGCTCACCGCCCAGATGCTTCCCCAAAAGTGTTGGAGTTCATGCTGACAGTCCACGATGAAGCAACGGTGATTGCGCCACTCCTCCGGCCAGTCAGATTTCACGTCATACTTTTCCTGAGTCTGGATTCTCAGGATGCGGGCGAGGTTGGGATTCCAAGTTGTGCCGGCGGTTTTTTGCCACCACTGCTTCAGGCGTTCGTCGTTATTGAAATCGCGCTTCACCTTGAGCGCCTTGAGGTAGCTCAACATCATTTCACCCCACGGCAGGCGCGTATTGATCCACTGGCTGACATTGAACCCAATGTTGCTAGGGTTGGTCGCCTTCTTTGCGGGAATGTAAAATGAGGAACGGTCCAGGGCGGTGCGAATGTGCGGCTCGTCACGCCAGACGCTTCCGCACGAGAAACATTCGTAATGCGTGTTTCTCAGAATCTCCATCTCGTTGTATTCGCCGTCCTCGGTCTTGGCGTTGTCGCCACGCTTGAACCCGCAGTGCTTCCGGTCATTAGCAATCAGCAGTGGCGTGTTGTGCGCAACCCACGCCTCGCGGTCGAGTGATGGAATGTTCAACGGCGGCACGGCAACGAAATCTGCCTTGCGCTCCCGGTGCCACCCGCGCCAGTTGAATATCTGCGCCTCGCCGCAATACGGACAGAGCACATGCAACTCGCGCTGGTCGGTGTCGTTGGCGTAGATGGTGTCGAAGTCGAATCCTTCCTCACCGCCTTGCGATTCAAGAATGATCTTCTTGTCGTCGGGATATTGCGTGGTTCGCGCAATCGCCTGTGCGATCATGCCAGTGCGCTCAGTGACGAACGCATCTTCCAACCCGAAGAATCCCAAGTTCACCGCCTGCGTGTTGGCAAGGTTGGCGGGCTTGATGCGAAACGTCTTGTCAGGAAACTTGATGGCGCTCTGCGTTGCGTCCCATTGCCCGGTAATCGTTTTGCGCTTCTCCTGATACGATGGAATGCCGTCGAAGTAGGCTAGGATGCGCGTGGTGGACTGGTCCAGCGCAACCTCGCCTGAACCGAAGTAGATCGTCACGTCACCGATGGAGTGGCACAGGTGATGGGCGGCGGCAATCTCCACGATGAAGCTCTTGAGCGTCTTGACACCCGCCATGATGACGACCATGCGCGTGCTGTTCTGCTCTATCGCGGCGAGGATGGGTTTGACGTAGCAGGCGGTTTCAAGGTCGAATGGCTGGAGATTATTCCCGTGACCTTTGCCCATCACGGCAGTTTTGCAATTCTCGAAGATGCCACCGTAGAAGCTCCGCCCCACCGCCCGAAACGCGGCGTTCACCAACTTCGCATCTGGCTCAATCGCGGTCATTGCGGAATCGGAATCTTTTTCTTCACGTCCATGTAATGCTTGCCCGGTCGCAAGCCGTCCTCGCCCCACACCTTCCACGGATAAAGCGCGTGCTCGCCAATCAGATATTCCAAGCCATCGGGTGCGATAGCCACCGCCACGCCGTAGGTTTCGCGCCTCACCAACCAGCCGTCCGGCAGCGGCGGAACCGGATCGTCAGCCCAAAGCAGTTTTACGCCGTGCTGAATGGGCTTGCGCGGACTCATGCGGGTTGCGCCTCGACAACCCTCGGCTTGCTCGGTCGCTTGGCGGTGTGGCCCGACCAGCGCGCCTTGGCGCCCATCAAGCCGATGTTGCTCAGAGTGGCCTTGTTGTTGTTGCGAGCGCGGGCTTTTCCGCCGCGGGAACTCATTTGTAAATGCGTTAGCATGGCCTATACCTAGCAGCTTGGCGGTAGGGAGTCAAGGGTATTTTTTGGAAAGTTCATCCAGCGAAGCAATCAGTTTCAAATCGTCACGGTTCCAATAAACCATCCCACTAGGTCCGTGGTTCTCTGATTCATGGTCCACGCACGCCTGTAAAACTCCAATTTCGTTTCCGAATAATCCGGTTGGAGAAATCATTCCCGGAGGAGTGTCCTTAGCCGTCCCGTCCCGATGCAGGAACACGATCCACATTTGAAACGGCGTCACCGCGTTGACTTTCAAGTAATCCCGCCAGTGGCGCAGATCAATTCCCGTCTGCCACTTCTCTTTGATGCGATACCAAGTGAACGCGGATTTGGTTTTCGCTTCCACCCAGCGCACGGTCTCGCCGCGAATCGTCAGCATATCTGGCGCTACCAGTTGCCCGTATTCGCCAAATAACTGCGGCCCTTTTCCGGTGTGCTTCTCTATCTGATAGACGGGCATGATTTGCCAGCCGCGACCAATCAGATACCGCGCTACTTCCGATTCTCCCGCCTGTCCCGTAGCCAGTGATTCAGTGAATGACACGGCAGAGAATTCCGAATGGTTTGAAGGCAACGAAGAATTCCTTGTGGCGGTCGCCGAGATAGAGCACAGCCTGCCCCTGCAATGGCGCTCCGGGCTTTCCGGTGGGATCCGTGAACTTGATGCGCGCCGCCGGGAAACAGATTGCCGATGCCTGCCCAGCGATCCGGGCGAACCATGAGGTCTCGGTGGCGTTGTTCACCAGAACGATCGCTTGCTCGATTTCTTTGTCCTCGAATTTGGACGCCACCGCTTCGGCAAATTGAGCCACCAACGGAGACGCATACGGTGGATTCATAAACACCCGTTTCCCCCACTTCTGTTTCAACCCATCCTGCTCCTTGTCGAAATACTTCTTCGCCTTCACCGTCCGATTGGCGATTTCCGAAGATGCCGGATCGCAGTCAATTCCCCCCATCACTTCCCGCGCTGCTTCAACAAACTCAGTCGGGGTGTACCATTCGTTATCACCAGAATTGTGGGAAACGTGGGCGGTTTTTTCTTTGCCTCCAGCCGTGAGCATCTTGTAGGCGTCGGTAAGTTCACATTTCCCATTGTGGGAAATTTGATCCTGATGCCCGTAAAGCCCCATCCAACGAGATGCCGTTTGATGATCAAACGGCAAGTTCGCCTTCACCCACGGAAGCCACTCCCCGTGCTTCATGCTCGCCTTTTCCAACGTCAGCAATTCCCCGATGCGAATGGCATCCTCCAATGACGTGCGCGCCTTACCCCAAATGTTCTCATACCGCTCCAGAATTTCTTTGAGATTGTCGCTCTGGATCGGAAGTAGTTCGGTGTTTTTCATAACGTAAAAGTGCCCGCCGCCGCTGGCGATGAATTTAGAACGTGACTTCGGGATGCACCGCGCAGGCGGCGACAGGCACGAATTGAGTTTCCCAAAGTCACGCCGCCACACTAACGCGAACCGGAATTGGAGTCAACTGCGCTTCCCACTTTCTCGCACTCGCCTTCAATTTCGCCGATGGCGTCCTTGCCAACTGCGGCGCAAACCGTGCTGACTTTCGCCAACTGCTCATCCGTGAAATCTGGTTTCAACTTCTCGGCAACTCCAAGCCGAAACTGCCGCTCGCAAATCCGTTTCACAAACGAATGGTATTTCTTGAGCACCGAAATCACGGTTGCCTCGGCGACCTCGCGCAGAACAAACTTTTCATCGTTCTCCCGCTCCATCAAAGTCGCTTCCGTCTCCGCTTTGCGGGCGTCGGCCTCCTTGCGTTTGATTTCGGCCAGGCTGATGCGCGAATGCCCGTCAATGTCGCCCGCAGCCACTTTCACCTTGCCGTTGGATTCCAGCCACGGAATAGCGTCGGCGGGCAGCACTCCTCCATGCTTGCTCGCGGGCATCCCCAGCTTCTTCCACTTACTCACAAGCATCTTGGAGTAAGTCCGGCCATAGCGCACGCCCATGCGCCGTGCAAATTCCGCCTGACTCACGCATACGGACAAATCCCACTCGCCGTTCTCACCCAGCCCGGATGAAATCTGGCTCGCCTCCGGGATGCCCGCGCCAGCCAGTTCCGCCGTGGAGTAACCCGCGAAGAACCGCGGCGGCTTGCCCTCAATCCAGAACTTTCGGATGTGCGCCAGCCGGTCCTTGCGCATCTCGGCTGCGTTGGGAACGAAATCTCCGTTGGCGTCAGGCGCTTTCATGGCCGCTGTTCTAGGTGTCGCTTCGCGTGACTGGCGATCATCGCGTCACGCATCCGCTTCCGCGCCGCCGCCGTTCGCCCGCGGCGAAACTGAATGCCGAACCGTTCCTCAAACTCCACCGCCGCGTTGCTCAGATTTTGCTTTTTAGTTTTCAGCAGCTTTCCGATCTGCTCGAACGTCTTGTTGTCGAATAATTCGGGATTCAAGGTCGCGGACATCGCCGTGAGTTTTATCAGCGCCGCGCGCGGACGGTGTGAATTGTAGCCATCGCTCCACAGCCAACTCAGGATTGCCCGCAACCCTTCCGCCAGTTCGTGAATGTCCTCGCCCGCCGCAACCTCCACTGAATCATGCGGGTAATCGAAGCCGCACGTTGTCACCGCCTCACCCGGCGCCACGTAGCCCGCGGCATCCGGGTCGTCGAAGTGTCGGATCGCGGGCGGGTCCTCGGTGGCGGTTGGCGGCTTGAACTCCTTTCCGTTCAAGTGCCGCTTGGAAAACTTGTCGGCGCAGGCGACACAAACTCCGGCGCGCACCTTGCGCGTATGCCTCCCGCAGGCCGGACAGGTGTTGGGTCCACTCAGTTCCGACTCCAGCGGGTTGCAGCGCTCTTGAAAGCCGACGGTGAGGGTGAGTTTTTTCATTGGGTGAATTTACAGCGTTTCTTTGTCTTGCGGGCGGGCGAATAGATACGAAAACCTGGCCCCGAAGTTCGTCAGTTTGAACACGCCTTGCAACCGCAGCCGGCGATACGCGACTTCCGCCAAGCGCATCGGCGACCATTGGCTGCGCCGGTAGGATTGTTGCGCGTAGGCGTGGCCTCCGACAGCCTTGCAAGCCAGACATAGCGAATCGGTTTTGCGCGCCGCCATCAAGGCCGGCACGGTGGTCTCGAACAGATTGCCCCGCACGTTCTCGGGTGACACGAAATTTGAACAGGTGGAATAGTTGCCCTCGCCGTCAACGGTTAGGATTTGATTTTGAAGCAAGCAATCCCAACCGCGCCGGTCGTAGCAGGCTCGGCGCACCGACTGAAACGGAATCACCAGGTCCGCACCGGCTTTGTCGTCTGTGCCGTCTGCCCACATTCGCATTACACGGTCGTGAGGCAACAGGCTCGTGAGATACGGAGTGAATCGGAATCCAAGTTTGGACGCGAACTCCTGCATGATGGGTTCTTCCTGTGTGTTGTATCGGTAGCGGTGCCACGATACTTGAACCATCGTGCCTTTGCGTCGGTGCTGCGCCAGCAATTCCATGTTGGCTTTGACCTTTTCAATGTCGCCGCCCGCGTGACTTCGCTCGTAGATCGACTGAGTCCAGCCGCTCACGCTGATAAGAAAAATCTCCGGCGTCTCGGCCATCACCGCTGGGATGTTCTTGCCCACCACGAGATTTGACGACAGGAACGCGGGCAACTTTCGCCGATGCGCCGCACGCAACATTTCCGGCATGTGATTCAACAGCAGCGGTTCGTTGTAGTGGTACATCTGCATCCCAAGCAACTGAGCTTCGCGGCTCACTTTATCGAGGATGCGTTCCAGCATGGCGACCGACATGATGCCTCCGGCCTGCGAATCTTTTCTGCCAGCGGGACAGGTTTTGCAGCACATATTACAGCCCGTGCTGGTGACAAGGTGAAGGAATACAGGTATTTTCATTATTTCATTCTCCAGAATATCACCGCGAGCAGTCCGGGCAGGAACAAGAGCACAAAGGCGAACACCCAATCATGCACCGATGCCTCACCTGCCGTGGGAAGTTGTATCCAAACGCAGATACCGCAAAGCGCGACCCAAATTGCAAACATGGACAGCAATTCCCGCGCGGTAAGTCCAAAAGTTTTATCCGCCCAAACAATCAGGATGCGCAGTGAGAGCCACGCCACCAACAACGGCAACAACGCCAGCGCGACGACGACGGCCAGCGCCAACTCGCCGCTGGTGAACTGCCGCTCAACGGGCGGGCCGTGGTAAGGTGTCATCTTGAATTGAGCCGGATTCCGCGCTCCGGCCCGCGCTGCTTCTATTCCGTTACGCCGTTGGGGGCGGATTGACGGCGAGTTCCAGCCGTTCGGACTGGGCGTTCACCGCGTCGGCGGCGACCTGAACCGCAGCCTCGGTCGGGTGCGGGGTGTTGATGTCGGTCACGGCAGCATCCACGCTGGCTTGAAGCCGGGTAATGGCTGCCGTGAGGTTTTCTAGTGCGCTCACTATCTTCCTTTCGGTTTGTTGTTTGTGTTTCTGCCATTGCCATCCGGCCACAAGACCGGCGGCAAAAATGAGGATTGGTGTTATGGTCATAGGCTTGGTTTTTTGTTTGGTTCGTCCGCAGTTTCCCGGCGCCGATCCGACTCGTGCATCATGTCCAGTCGCACGCCCCGCTCCAACATGATCGCCCGATGGTGCTCATCCCGAATCAGATTGGCCACCACCGTTTCCAGATTGATCGCCGAATCCCGCGAGTGTTGCACCCGGCGGATGATGTCGGCGGCGAGAAGGTGAAAGTTCAACGCCGCACCTCCGCGGCAATCCGATCCGCTTCCGCCTCATCCCCATCCTCCATCGCCTTAACCGCCCTCACCTCGCCGTTAATCGGTTGCGACTTGGCCCGATACTCCGCCTGCTTCACTCGCTTGTATTCTCGGCGCGTTGCCAGCCCCATCATCTTTCGATACAGGGCTCCGTTTAACACAAGCCATCCCTCCTCAACTTTTTCGATTCTCCTACCTTCGTAGGGCTGCGGCTCAATCCGCTTGGTGTCCGGGCTGCTCAGAATCTTCAACGCCTCAATCGTTTCCGCCTCGGTTTTCTTGGCCCACTGCGCGATGTTAAACGCGCTACCCCTCACAACATCATCGAGGTCCTTCTTGGCAATCATGGTCAGGAAAATCTTCACAACGAAATCCGGCTCACACCAAAGCGACGAGTCGGTTATCTGACTCCAAAGCGGAGAATATCGGTTCATAAATTACACGGTTGTTGCCGTCGCACCCCTGAATTATGACATACGGCTCAAACTTGTCAACAGTGGACATTGTGGACATTGCGTGGACGTTCTGTTGACACATGAAGGAGGAAGGATAAGAGGGGTACGGGGAGATTCCACACCCCCACGCGCAGGAGGCGATTGCGCTTTCGATCTCAACCGCTCCTGTCTGGAAAACCACCGAATCTCAATTGGGATTCGCGTAAAGGAGTTTCAAAATGGCTTGCATAAGGAATTTAGGCGGTTTGGAAACT